AAGCTTCTGAAGATAAGATGAAAGTGCGATGGGCAGCAAGTCCACATGCTAAAAAAGCAGTTGAAAGTCTTGGCGTTAAATCTGATCCAACTAAGATTACGCAAAATGAAATGACAGAAGCTAGCAAAAAGCTTCTTGAAGGTTTCGCATCTACTCCAAAGGACTGGAGGGAACAATGATTGAATGGAATTCTAACACTTGGCCTAATCCAGCAAATATCAATACTGTATGGCCTGGAGAAAACCCTCAGCCTAGCAATCCTTGGGATGCTATGAATGAGGATGCTCTGTTGCTCCTTTGGAATAGCAAGAAGGCCGCTATTGAGACGGCTAAGGCTGAGGAGATGGAGCTTCGCAAGTATATTGTTGGCCGAGAGTTTCCAAAGAAGCAGGAAGGTGCGCAGCGCAAGGAACTTGGCAACGGCTATGAGCTTAAGGCTGTTGTGAAGTACAATTATTCATTGGCCGATAACGATACAGTTGAAAAGTGTCTTGATCACATCTCAGCGTTGGGCAACGAAGGTCCGTTCATTGCTGATCGTTTGGTTAGCTGGAAACCTTCATTCTTAAAGACGGAATACAATGATTTGCTTGAGCGCAAATCTAAGGGTGACGAGCGCGCAATTAAGATTTTGAGTATCGTTGATGAGATGTTGACGATCACTGAAGGTGCACCTACCCTTGATATCGTTGAGCCGAAAGGTAAAAAGAAGTGAAATATGGGGAATTCACTGAAGAAAGTTTAAAAGCTGTTGTTGACGATCTCAGGAGCGGGCCAATAAGAACTAACAGTAGGATTACTATCCGCGATAAAGTTGTGACAGGCCTTAGAGCTGTTGTTAGCAAATCTGGCAATATAGCTTTGAGCGCCTGTTATAATTTTAACGAAAGCAGACCTATGACTAAGCTTGGTGAAATTGGTGTCACTGAGCGATATTATGAATATATGACTATCGATGATGCTAGACAGCTAACTAAGATCATCCACTCGCTGGCTGACAAAGGCATCAGTATTGAAGAAGAGATTGCAAAAATTGGTCAAAAGCTGTTGCGCGATGTTTGAGAAAAAGGCTCTGATTGGAAGCCAGGTGACTTGACATGAACATTAAACACTTGAAAGCAGCCGGAGACTTCGCGCTAAACTTCGGCTGCAAAGCTCTCATTTATGGTCCTGCCGGTAGTGCAAAAACTCCATTGTTGAACACAGCGCCGCGACCATTGCTCCTAGCTACTGAACCCGGATTGCTATCTATGCGTGGATCAAGCATCCCCACATATGAAGCTTACACACCTGCGAAAATTGACGAATTCTTTAAATGGTTTTTCAATTCCAATGAAACCAAAAATTTTGATACACTTGGAATTGATAGCGCTAGTCAGATTGCAGACATCTATTTGATTGACGCTCAGAAGAATAATAAGCATGGTCTAAAGGCTTATGGTGAAATGGCAGAGAGCACAATGGAGCATTTGCGAACGCTCTATTACACTCGCTACAAACACACCTATGTGGTGTGCAAAGAAGAAATTAAAGATTTGGACGGTCAGTCAATGCGCCGTCCGTATTTTCCTGGTCAAGTGCTTCCTATCTCTGTGCCTCATCTTTATGACTTCATTTTAAGACTTGCAAAAACAAATGTGCCGGGAGTACAAGGAGAAACACTAGCTTTCCAATGTCAGGGAAGCTATAATGTGCTCTCGCGAAATAGAACTGGTAACTTAAGCCAGTATGAACCACCAAACTTTAGCCAGTTAGTTGAAAAGGCTATGACTGCTCCTCCAATGGTCTATTAGAAAGGAATAATGTATAATGGCTAATACATTTGAAGGAAAGCCAGATACAAGACAGTCAGATGATATAAATCATCCTGTGTCCAGGTTTCGCCCTACTTATCGTGCATTGACTGATGAAGAAAAAGCTTTGCATGATGCTATTAAAAATAAAGCTTCAGAACTTGAAGAATTGTTTAGCAAGGTAAAAACAGGTCGTTATAATTCTCTTGCTATCACTTCTCTTGAGCAGTCCATTATGTGGATTGTTAAAGAACTTACTTCTTAACCAAAAGGAAAATTATCTATGCCTCCGATGAACGGTAGTTTCAACGCAAATCAATTCGAGCCAAATCAGGGCGGTGGTGGAATTCATCCCCCGGCTCAGAAGGTTCCTTTCCGTATCACCAACACGGAAATTAAGGAAAACAGCGCTAAGGATGGTGGATATTTTAAGGTTGAGTTCACTTCTCCTATGGGCGTTGTGTTCCAGAATTACAACATTTGGAATAAGACACCTAAGGCAGTTGAAATTGCACATGGTCAGCTTTCCGCTCTTTGTCGCGCAGTCAATATCTATCAGATTGATTGGAGCAACGAAGGCGCTGCTTTGCGCAATGCTCAAGGTCTCATGGATGTGGGTTATCAGAAGGGTGAAGAGCCTTCACCTGACAACCCCAACGCGAAGGGCTATACTGAGCTGAAGCGCGTCTATGACATGGCTGGTAATGATCCGTCCAAGCCCGGTCAAGCTCAGCAACCTCAGGCTCAACCTGTCCAGCAGGCACAGCCTCAGCAGGTGGCTGCTCAGCCCATGACGCAGCAGCCGAATGGTGCATGGGGTGCCACTCCCGCTCCCCAACAGCCGGTAGTCCAGCAAGCCGCTCCAGCAGGCTGGAATGGTCAGGGTGGACCTGCTCAGGCTCAGCCCATGCAGCAGGCTCCACAGGCTCCGGCTGGTCAGGCTTGGCAACCCGGTCAGAACGGTGGCGCTCCTAGTGGAACTCCTCCTTGGGGAAGCCGTACTTAATCATCAGTGCCGCTAAGACTAACATAAAAGGTACTGACAACTTGGACGCTAATAGTTCGCCTCTGTTAGCGTCCATTTTTCTCATTAGATTAATGGACAAATAATGAAAATTTATCTCAGTGGCCCAATGAAGGGTTATCCAGAAAGCAATTATCCATTATTTCATTCAGTAACTAAAGAGCTTAGAGATAAAGGCTTTCATGTTTACAATCCTGCTGAATTTAAACACAATGAAGAAGTGTTTCCTTTAAGGAAAGCTTTTGCAGAATATTGTAAATTTATATGTGAAGAAGCTTCAGCTATAGTTCTTTTGCCAGGATGGGAAAAGAGTTTAGGTGTGTCCGCTGAGCTAGCTCTTGCTAAAAATTGTAAACTAGAAATTTACCATTTGCCGAATTTAAATGACACTCAATCTTAACCTACCCACAGACAGAGACAAGCTAGCCGATCTCATTGCAGCAGATGTAGAAGCTTTTTGCGAAACTTATTATGAGCAAGGTCATCGCAATCACTTAGGTGCGTCCGAAGTCGGTGATCCGTGCTGGAGAAAATTATGGTATGGTTTTAGGTGGGTGAAGCTTGAGCGTCACTCTGGCCGCATGATGCGACTGTTCAATGTGGGTCATTCCGCTGAGCCTCGCTTTGTCGCCTATCTTCGCGGTATCGGATTTGATGTCAGGGAGTTTGATGAAAACGGAAAGCAATTCCGCATTTCGGGAGCTAATGGTCACTATGGTGGATCACTAGACGGAATGTGCAAAGCTCCAGCGCGATACGAGCTGTCAGAGGATTTGATCTTTCTTAATGAGTTTAAAACAAATGCCACTGGAAAAGGATACGCTGACGTAGACGCGCTAGGATTGGCTAAGGCTAAGCCAAAGCATTTCGCGCAGATGTCGCAGTATGGGTTTGCCAAAGGCTTGCGTTATGGCCTGTACATGATCGAAAACAAAAACGATAGCAGCATCACTTTTAAAATTGTCGAGCTTGATTGGAATTTGGGAAGGCAGCTAGCAGACAAAGCAGAGCAGATAATAAACTCTAAAGAGCCTCCTCCCAGGATCAGTGAAAACCCAAGCATGTTCGATTGCAAGTTTTGCACGTTCACTGGCATCTGCCACAGAGGCGAGCAAGTAGAGAAGAATTGCAGGTCATGCCGCAATGCGGTGCCTGTTGAGGATGCTCAGTGGAAATGTATGCTACACAATGGTGTAATTCCGAAAGACTTTATTAAATCTGGCTGCTCTGATTGGAGCCCTATTTAAAATGCAACTCCGTTATTATCAGCAGGAGGCGCTAGACGCTCTCTATAATTATTTTCTGACCCATGAGAATGGCAATCCGTTGGTTGCGCTTCCCACAGGTACAGGAAAGAGCATCCTTCCTGCTGCTTTTATTTACGGCATCATGAGGCAGTGGCCGCAAACCCGCTTCCTCATGGTGACGCACGTCAAAGAACTGATCGCGCAAAATGCTGAGGAGCTTTTGAAGCTTTGGCCTACTGCTCCTTTGGGGATTTATAGCGCTGGTTTGAAGCAGAAAGACACTGCACATCCGATCATATTCGGAGGTGTGCAGAGCATGATTAAGCATCCTGATTGGTTTGGTCATCGTGACATCGCTTTTGTTGACGAAGCACATTTGATCTCAGGAGACGACGCTAGCCGCTATCAGAGCTTTTTTTCTTTTATGAAGCTGATTAATCCGAAATTAAAAATAATCGGAATGTCAGCAACTCCATATCGAATGGGCCTAGGTCATCTCACCGACAATGGCCTGTTTACAGATGTGGTGTATGACAAGACTAGTCTAGAAGGTTTCAATGAACTTTTGACCGCAGGCTTCATGTCACCTCTTGTCCCGCTTCGCACCAGGACAGAGCTAGACGTTTCCAATGTCAGTGTGAACCAAGGCGAGTTCATCGCGACACAATTACAAGGCGCTGTAGACAAAGCTGAGATTACATTCAGTGCGCTAAAGGAAATGTGTCACGCAGGAGCAGATAGAAAATCTTGGCTCATCTTCGCAAGCGGCATCGAACACGCAGAGCACATTGCTGAGCAGCTAGGAGCTTTCGGTATCGATTGTGCTCCTGTTCACAGCAAGCGACCATCTGATTATAATGATGCTGCTATCAAGGCTTTTAAAGCGAATGAGCTTCGTTCGATTGTAAATTATGGAAAGCTGACGACAGGCTTTAATCATCCTGGTATCGATTTGATCGCCATGTTGCGTCCTACTCTCAGCGTGCCTCTTTGGGTACAGATGCTCGGTCGCGGCACTCGTATTGCTCCAGAGAAAAAGGATTGTTTAGTTTTAGACTTCGCTCGCAACACTCCTCGCCTTGGTCCTATCAATGATCCGCGCATTCCAAACAAAAAAGGAAGTTCAGCAGGAGAGACACCTATTAAAATTTGCGAGAGTTGTGGAGCTTACAATCACATCTCAGCTAGGCTTTGCTGCAATTGTGGGGAAGCATTCACATTCCAACAAAAGCTAGTCAGCAAGCCAGGAACAGAAGAGCTGATCAAAGCCGCTGCGACAGAAGCTTTGCCTCAGATTGAAACCTTCAACGTGCTAAACGCGACATACGCTAAGCATAACGGAAAAGCTGGAAAGCCTCCGACACTGAAAGCAACATACTTCACAACTGGCTTAGCTTTTAAAGAGTTTGTTTGTTTGGAGCACTCACTACGCTACAAAACTCAAGAGCAGTTAAAAGGCTGCTCTTGTTTGCTGTCGGTTTTGATCTTGGAGCGCGCGACATGCTATTTACCAAATTGATGCATTAAAGCTTCCCATTCATGCCAATCATTAGGGCATAAATAAAGATGTGTGTGTCTGACTCCACCATATCCAGTACCATGAATAGCACAAACTCTATACATTGCGTATTGAGTAATGACATGATCAGGAACCCTACCTTCTCTGAAAGCTTTTACATCTTCCTGAAAATCTGGAATTTTAAATTCCATAGGCTTAGCAACTCTAACTCGATCATGTAATTTGTATTCACCTTCAACTAGCTGCCCGTCGCACTCTCCACCAAAACATTTGAGACGCATTTTAATTTCCTATAATTTCTTTGCTGCCTAAGTTTTTCGCGTTCTCGAAATTCTTTATTATTTCGATATTTTAATTTCCATTTAATACTAGCGCAAAGCTTGCATTTCTTTGTAGTGAATTTGTGTCCTAGCTTGCAGGTTTTAGAATGGCACATCATCGTCAATGTGACTGCTCTCTTCATAATACTGACAACCGAAAACAATTATCCTAGCAGGTGGTCGCACATTGTAGCGTGAACAAATTTCATTCTCTCCGAAATGTTCACAAACAATGCAAGATTGAAATAGCATGTTGCTAGGGCTTACGTCTTTAATAGTATTTTCTATTAGTTGAGATAGCTTTGCTGCTAGCTCAATCTTGCCTAAGCGTCTTGGGATTAGTTTTGTGTCTGACATTAAAACTCCGCTGACAATATCTCAGGATGCTGCTTATTGACATGCACTCTAATATAACGTGGGCACTTTAGCTGCGATACAAAATTCAACGCTTCATCAATTCTAGCAGGAGGCTCCATTTTGTGGCGTCTCCTCCACCAATCTCTAGCCATTTTACCAGCTAAGCCGGAATGCTCCAAGCAAATAAATTCTTTAAAAGCTAAGCCAGTTGTGAAGTATGTAACTTTTAAAGTTGGAGGCTTTCCAGTTTTGCTTTCATGCTTAACATATGTCGCATTTAGAACATTGAATGTTTCAATTTGAGGAAGCTGCTCAGTTGCAGTCTTTCTGATTAATTCGTCTGTTCCTGGCTTCCTGACTAGCTTTTGTTGGTATTTGAATGCTTCCACTACTT